CAAAAATAATATAATAAATGAATATAAGTACAAATACTAATAGCTCATTCCCGGATCAGGTTGTAAGTGATGCAGAGAAAGCAACGTGGGAATACGGGCTTCAGGTTAGTAGAGCTATTGAGCAGGAATGGTTCAATTACGGAGGAAGTGGTTCAAACCGTTATGCTACAAACTGGAATAATTTTCATAATTTAAGACTATACGCCAGAGGAGAACAAAGTGTGCAGAAGTATAAAGATGAATTAGCTGTTAACGGTGATTTGTCTTATCTTAATCTAGATTGGAAGCCAGTTTCTGTACTAACTAAGTTCTCTAATATTGTTTGCAATGGTATATCTCAAAAAGAGTTTGATCTTAACGCTTATGCACAGGATCCAGAATCCATAGCTAAAAGAACAAAGCAGCAGCAGGCTATATTATATGATATGACGATGCAGCAAGACATCGCTATAGCCGCTCAAGTGTTTGGCAAAGATATATCTAAGTCAGGCATGGACAACCAACAACTCCCTGATACACCGGAAGAGCTGGAATTGTTTTTACAGTTAAAACCTAAAACGGCTATCGAAATAGCCGAAGAGGAAGCTATTAACGCTGTTTTAGCAACCAACGAATTTGACCTTACTAAGTCCAGAATAAATCAAGATTTAGTAAACATAGGAATAGGTGTTACAAAAACCTCTTTTAATCCCGCTGAGGGAATTGTGGTAGATTATGTTGATCCTGCTTATTGCGTTTGGTCTTACACAGAAGATCCTCACTTTGGCGATATATATTACGTAGGTGAAGTTAAATCTATAACTATACCAGAGCTTAAAAAAGAATTTCCTAATATATCAGACGAAGAGTTAGAAAGAATTCAAGACATGCCTGGCAATCGAAGAATGATTCGAGGCTTTGAAAGCTATGATTACAATACTGTTCAAGTATTGTATTTTGAATACAAAACATATACCGACCAAGTTTTTAAAATAAAGAAAACAGATTCAGGTTTAGAAAAGGCAATTGAAAAAACTGATCAGTTTAATCCTCCTCCAAACGACAACTTTGAAAGAGTTTCAAGATCTATAGAAGTATTATATGAAGGGGCTAAGATAATTGGTACAGATATAATGCTTAAATGGGAAATGTCAGAAAATATGACACGGCCAATGGCTGATACTACTAGAGTAGAAATGAGTTATTCTTTGTGCGCTCCCAGAATGTATAAAGGAAAGATACAATCTTTAATAAGTAAATGTATAGGTTTTGCGGATGTAATACAATTAACTCATTTAAAAATGCAACAAGTTCTATCTAGAATGGTTCCGGATGGTATCTTTTTGGACATGGACGGGTTAGCTGAGGTTGATTTAGGTAACGGAACAAACTACAATCCAGCCGAGGCATTAAATATGTATTTTCAAACTGGTTCTGTTGTAGGTAGATCGCTTACCCAGGAAGGGGATATGAATAGAGGTAAAGTTCCTATTCAAGAACTAAGCTCTTCTAATGGCACAGGCAAGATACAGTCTCTTATTACAGCATATAATTACAATATGCAAATGATTAGAGATGTTACCGGATTAAACGAAGCAAGAGACGGCTCTTTACCTTCTGCTGATTCATTAGTTGGTCTACAAAAAATGGCTGCTAATGCATCCAATGTAGCTACTAAGCACATACAGGACGCTAGTCTTTTCTTAGCGCTTAGCACTTGCGAAAACATTTCTTTAAAAATAGCTGATGTACTAAATTTCCCTCTCACTAAAAATTCTTTAATGAACAGCGTATCTACCTTTAACGTAGAAACTTTAAAAGAAATGGAAAACTTAAATCTTCATGACTTCGGAATATACTTAGAAATGGAGCCTGATGATGAAGAAAAAGCTGAATTAACAGCTAATATAAATACCTCTTTGCAACAAGGCGGTATTGATATAGAAGACGCTATTGATATACGTGAGATTAAGAATCTTAAGCTAGCTAATCAAATGCTAAAGCTTAAACGCAAGAAAAAGTTAGAAAGAGAACAAGCTGTAGCACAGCAAAATATTCAAGCTCAAGCAGAGGCAAATGCTCAAGCTTCTGAAAGAGCGGCAATGGCTGAGGTTGAAAAACAACAAGCTCTTACGTCTGAAAAAGTTTCTATAGAGCAAGCCAAGTCTGAATTTGAAATACAAAGAATGGAGAGAGAGGCTCAAATAAAAGCGCAATTAATGGCTACTGAATTTGAGTACAATCTGCAACTAGCTCAAGCGCAAATAGGCGCTACTAAACAAAAAGAAGCTGAAATAGAAGACCGTAAAGATAAACGGGTAAAAATACAAGGCACTCAGCAAAGCGAACTTATACAACAAAGACAAACAGAGGGTATACCTAAAAACTTTGAGTCACAAGGTAATGATGTGATGGGAGGATTTGATTTGTCTTCATTTGAGCCTAGTTAAATAAGTATTTAATAATTATATAATATTATATCATGAATGAACAAGTAAAAACGGAAGGATCTTTTAAGATCCAATCTAAGCCTAAGCTAACTGACGAACAGTTGGCGGCTAAAAACAGGGAGCCTTTAATCGATGTTCCAAGTAATGTAACCCGAGTAGTAATTCCTAAAGAAGAAAAAGATGCCGTTCAAGAGCCAAGCTCAGATGGTGTGGATGAGAATAAACAAGCCGAAGATGTACAAGAAGTGGAGGAAGGAACATCCGAACCAGTCATTAAAGAGATTACCGAAGAAAAAGAAGTAGAAGCTAAAGCTCCTGCTATTGAGCCACCTCTTACTCAAAATGATTTACCAGAAAATATAACTAAACTGGTAGATTTTATGAGAGAAACAGGTGGGACTATGCAGGACTACATAAGATTAAGCACTAATTATGAGGATGTTGATAGAGATGTTCTTGTAAAAGAATATTATAAAAGCACTAAACCTCATTTGTCACAAGAAGAAATCGATTTTATGATCGAAGATACTTTTGCATTTGATGAAGATATTGATGAAGAGCGAGACATCAAAAGAAAAAAACTCGCATATAAAGAAGAGGTTTCAAAAGCACGTAAGTTTTTAGAAGATACTAAGGAAAAATATTATGACGACATCAAGTTGAAGTCGCCTAGTCTTTCGGAGGATCAACAAAAAGCGTCGGACTTTTTTAATCGATATAAGGAGGATCAGGAAAGAAACTCCCAAAACCATGAGAAGTTTAAAACTCAAACTGAACAATTATTCAATAAAGATTTCGAAGGTTTCGATTTTAGTTTAGGAGAAAAAAAGTTTAGGTATGGAGTACAAAATGCTGCTCAGGTCGGGGAAAAACAATCAGACATCAGCAATTTCTTAGGGAGGTTCCTTGGAGAAGATGGTGCAGTTAAAGATACTAAAGGGTATCACAAAGCTTTATACACGGGAGCGAATGCTGATAAAATAGCAAATCACTTCTACGAACAAGGCAAAGCAGATGCTATTAGAGATGTTGTAAACAAATCTAATAATACATCTACTGAAGCTAGGAAAGCAGCACCAGTTGAAAGTGCTCGTTTTGGTGCGTATAAAGTCAAATCAGTTTCTGGAGCGGACTCCGCAAAATTGAAAATTAAAAAGTTTAAAAACTAATAACAATGAGTTTATTACCACAATTTGGGAGCATAGTCCCATCACAAACACAGCAATTACTTGCTACAAACTATTTACAATGGAATAACAACGGCGGAGGCGGTGGAGTTCCTACTAACTTTGCTGATTTTGCTCAGCAATATTTACCAGAAATCTACGAAGCAGAAGTAGAGCGTTACGGAAACAGAACGTTATCTGGATTTTTAAGAATGGTTGGTGCTGAAATGCCAATGACATCTGATCAAGTTATTTGGTCTGAACAAAACAGATTACACATCTCTTATGCTGGGGCATCTCAAGCTAACGGAGCTGGTACATTATCTGTAATTACTCTTAACCCTGGCGCTGTTGCTGGAGTTAGCAATGTAATTTCAGTAAATGACACTGTTGTTGTTTTAGATCCAGCTACTGGATTAGAAGCTAAAGGTATTGTAACAGTATCTGTACTTGGTGCAGCTGGAACAATTACTATTCAGTCTTTTGCCGGAACAACTTTGACTGCTCAAGGCTTCTCTGCGACTGGATTAAAAGTATTCGTTTACGGATCTGATTATTCTAAAGGAACTACATTAGCTGCTGGCGGCGCTGGAAACTCAGCTGCACGTACTAGTGTTGAGCCCGTATTAACACAGTTTTCTAACTCACCAATCATTATTAGAGATCAGTACGTTGTATCTGGATCTGATACTGCACAAATCGGATGGGTAAACGTAGCGACTGAGGACGGAACTGACGGATACCTATGGTATTTGAAAGCTGAGTCTGAAACACGTTTACGTTTTGAAGATTACTTAGAAATGGCAATGGTAGAAGGTGAATTAAATGCATCTGCTCTTAACCCATTAACTCAGCCAGGAACACAAGGTTTATTTGCTGCTATCCAAGATAGAGGTAATGTAGAAACTGGGTTCACAGCTGCTAACGGATTAAATGAATTTGATGCTATCCTTAAAAACCTTGACACTCAAGGAGCAATTGAGGAAAACATGTTATTCTTAAACCGTCAAACTGCTTTAGACTTTGATGATATGCTTGCAGCTATTTCTAGCGGAGCTACTGGAGGTGTTGCTTATGGATTATTTGAAAATTCAGAAGACATGGCACTTAACTTAGGATTCAGTGGATTCCGTAGAGGATCTTACGACTTTTACAAAACAGATTGGAAATACTTAAACGATGCTTCTACACGTGGAGCAATCAACGGAGTTAATTCAATCGAAGGTGTATTAGTACCAGCTGGAACTTCAACTGTTTACGATCAAGTTTTAGGAACTAACATTCGTCGTCCATTCTTACACGTACGATACAGAGCTTCTCAAACTGATGACCGTAGAATGAAATCTTGGTTAACAGGATCTGTTGGAGGTGCTAGTAATTCAACTCTTGATGCAATGGAAGTAAACTTCCTATCTGAAAGATGTTTGATTACTCAAGCGGCTAACAACTTTGTACTATTCAAAGGAATCTAAGGATTTTAATACTAGAGGTGAGGGCCTTCGGGTCCTCCCTTTATTTTTAACTATTTAATTATATTATATTATGGCAAATAAAAAACCAGCAGCTAAAAAAGTTGCACAAGAAGAACAAATTGTAGAAGCAGCCCCAAAAGTGGCTGTTGAAAAACCGGTTGCAGAAGCACCAAAAAAACCAGCAAAACCTAAATGGGAAATTAAAGATAGGCTGTACTACTTAGTAGGTAGACACACCCCTCTTACGTTAACTATTCCAGGTAAGCATACTAGAAAACATGCGCTGCTATATTTTGATGAAGAAACTGGTACACAAAAAGAAATTAGATATGCAACTAACCATGATTCGCCTTTCAAAAGCGAACAAGAAGGAGAAGCTACATTAGGACATATTATGTTTAGAGATGGGGATTTACGAGTTCCTAAAACACAACAGAATTTACAAAAACTACTTTCATTATATCATCCGTTAAAAGGAAGAATCTACGAGGAATATGATCCTGTTGAAGAAGCTTATGACGATCTAGAGTTACTTGATTTGCAAACAGATGCAGCAGTATTTGCTAGAGATATGGATATCGACGATGCTGAAGCTATATTAAGAGTAGAAATGGGTAACGCAGTTAATCAATTGTCCTCTAAAGAAATTAAAAGAGATTTACGATTGTTTGCAAATAGCAACCCCGCTTTATTTTTAGAATTAGCACAAGACGAAAATGTAGGACTTAGAAATGTAGCTATTAAAGCTACAGAGGCTAATATAATTACCTTGTCACAGGATCAAAGAACTTTTTCTTGGACATCTAATGGTAGAAAGCTAATGTCTGTACCTTTTGATGAAAACCCATATTCAGCTATGGCAGCATATTTTAAAACCGATGAAGGAGTTGAAGTATACCGATCTATAGAAAAGAAATTTAATTAGTAGTTTTTAAAAAAAACACGTAATTATATTATAGATGGTGAATTATTATTGACCGGTTTCTTAAGTGAGACCGGTTAATATTTATAACAAAAAAATAAAATGGCAGTAAATGTAGACATAGTTTATAAAACGGTGTTGCTTATTCTTAATAAAGAACAGAGAGGTAACTTATCACCAGATGAATTTAACAAGGTTGCTACGCAAGTGCAACTTGAGGTATTTGAAAGTTATTTTGACACATTAAATCAGCAGCTTCGTAGACCAGACAATGATACTGAATATGCGGATCGCATTAAAAATGTAGATCAAGATATTTCTATTTTTAAAGAATACGGAACCACTACTTATGTTGCTCCGGGGAAATACTTTACATTGCCTACTGCATCGGGGGCTAGTGTAGCCACTCAAAGCTTTACAGGAAACGGTACAACTATATCATTTCCATTTACTTCTATAACATCTTCACAGTTAGCAAGCAGTGTAATATCCGTTACTATAAATGGTGTTGTTACAACCGCATACACAATTAGTGGAGCTAATATAATATTTAATACTGTACCTGCGAATAATGCAGTTATAGTCGTTACGGCAACCCCAGAGGACTTCTACAGGCTCGGTACTGT